AAGTCTGCAGTCAATGACTATTGGGTCATGGCTCTTTCATATAATTTAAATGACAACTTCTTATCTGTTGGTGCTACAAGTTTTGGTGGAGTTGTAACCCTTGATTCTCAAAGTGTTCAAGTAGCAGCTAATACTCCAACTACTATTGTAAGTCTAGCAACTACATATCGTTCTATTAAAACACTTGTTAATATTACAGCAGATACAGGTCTTCAGAGTAATGAATTTGAATTTGAAGAATTGAATATTATTCATGATGGAACTGATGTAGAATTAATGGAATTTGGACAATTAACTACAACATTAACTCCTTGGGCAAATTCTGGTTTTGGAACTTATAGTGCTTATATTGATGGTGGTAATGTAAAGGTTGATTTCCATCCAAATGCAGGAATAGGAACAACTGCAGTGGTTAATACAGTAAATGTTGCTATGGCAGCAGCTGCAACTGGTATAGGAACTGCTGATTTGAAACATGCAAGATTAGAAGCAAAAACTACTTCAATTGCCTCTAATGCAAATCCAACACCTACAGTAATTGCTTCTTTCCCATCTCAAGTCGGAGCAAATGACCAAGCATATGATGCTGCATATTGTATAGTTCAAGTTACTGATACAACAAATAATAGATATCAAATGTCTGAATTTGTTGTGGTTGATGATTATATTGAAGAAACTGCTTCAGGTGACACTTATGATACTGAATATGGTAATCTTGAAACAGTTGTTGGATTGGGTACTATTGGGTCTAGATTGAATGTTAATGCAGGTGCAACTACTAATGTTGAAATTGTATTTACACCATTACCTAATATTGCTGCATCAGTCAACATCTATTCAAATGCATTAAGAATACAGGATGATGCTAAGACCAATATGGCTCTTAATGAGGCAGGTTCTGTATCAGCATACTTTGGTGATTATACTGGTACTGATAGAGATATTAAGAGAGCATTCAACTTAACTCATAATAACTATGATATTTTTGATAGAAGTTTCGTAGGTGATAATAGTTCTATTGTTAGTATTGATGCAAATACTATTAGAGTTCCTAATCACTTCTTCGTTAGTGGTGAAAAACTTAAGTATACTCATGCTGGAATAGGTTCTACTCAAGCATTAGAGATTGCTAATACTAATTTCCCTGAATTGGGATTCTCTACTACTTTAGTACCACCTGATGTATATGCAGTTAAGATTGATGCTGATAAAATTAAATTGGCATCCACTGCTGCAAATGCACTTAAAGTAGTTCCTGAAGTTCTTGATATTACTAGTGTTGGTATTGGTACTTCTCATAGATTTACTTCTACTAATCAAAATCCAAAAGTGCTTCTTGCTTTAGATAATATTTTCCAATCTCCAATTGTATCTACTGCACAGACTACTGTTCTTGCAGATCAAATATTTACTACTGACGACTTAATTCCATTTAGTGGTATTACATCATTCTTTGGAAGTGATTTGGTACAGGTTGAAGATGAGATAATGAAGATTGAAGGTGTTGGTATTGGTAGTACTAATGTTGTAAGAGTAAGAAGAGGATGGTTAGGAACTAAACTTGCTGGATATGGTACAGGAACTATAGTTACTAGAGTAAATGGTAATTATAATATTGTTGAGAATACACTTAACTTTGCTGAACCTCCTTTTGGAAATATTCCAGAAAGTTCTCCATTAAATCCACCTGATTCTAGAGATTGGGTAGGAATCTCAACTAGTTCTACTTTCCAAGGAAGAACATTCTTACGTCGTGGAGTACCTAATACAACGAACGAAACTTATTACAAGAATTATATTTTTGATGATATTTCTGCTGGATTTAATGGTATTAATAAAGACTTTACCTTAAAATCAAAAGGACAGAATGTATCAGGAATTGCTACAGAAAATGGAGTAATTTTAGTTAATGATGTATTCCAAGGACCAGGTGCTGCTTATAATTACGAACTTTCTGAAGCATCAGGTATTACAACTATCACATTTACTGGAGACCCAGTTGATGTATCTACTTTAGACAGAGATGCTAATGCTTCTAAGCGTCCATTGGGTGGTGTAATCGTCTCAGTTGGTTCAGAGGAAGGTTTAGGGTATCAACCATTAGTTGCTGCTGGAGGAACTGCTATAGTAGGTGTATCTGGAACAATTACTTCTATTAGTATTGGTAATACTGGTTCTGGTTATAGGTCTGGTATTCAAACTGTAAATGTTTCAATACAGCAAGAAAGTCTTACTGATATTAGTATGACTCCAATTGGTACTGCTTCAGTATCTGATGGACATGTAACAGGAGTTGCAGTTACTAATACTCAAGTATTCTATAAACCAAGAAGTATAGTAAATGTAGGATACAGTTCAATAACAGGCATAACTGAAATTAAGACATTTAAACCACATGGTTTAATTCAAGGTGATGAAGTTAGTCTTTCTGGAATTGCATTCACTTGTACTTACTCTGGTCCTAAGTCTATTGCTGGATTTGCTTATAGTGCAGCAACTGGAATTGCAACAGTAACAACTTCAGGTAATCATGGATATGTAACAGGAAAAGATATTATATTTACGGGAATTGCATTTACTTGTGGTTTAGATAATGGTGCTACTGATCATTTCTATCCAAGAGGTGAAGATTATGCTTATAAGAATTCAGTAGCAATTGCTGCAACAACATCTAATAGTATTACACTTGATGTTGGAGTTTCTGGGAAGAATGACCAGTATACACATGCCTTCGTTTCAGCAACTACTGGTGCAGTGAAGAGTGGTGGTGATTATAGGCATATATTTGCAAGTTCTACTCCAAATTCAATTAGTATTGCTAATACAACAAAAACATTAACACCGACTGATGCTGCTTATAATGCTGCTGCTGGATTAGTAACCTTTACTGCTGCTAATCATGGTTTGTTTACTACAGACACTGTTGGAGTATCAACGAATGCATTAGAATTTAGATGTGCAATGGATGACTATTCATCATTACATTCATATCCACGTATTACTGATCCTATTCATAATACTATGGTAGCAGTTGCTGCTACAACAGCAAATACATTTACAATTGATGTTGGTACATCTCCATTAGTAAGTCATAATGTTTCTGGTGCAACTTATGATGCTGCTTCAGGAGTTATGGTATTAACTATTGGTGCTCATACTTTGAAAACTGGAACCAGTATTAAACTTGATACTGAATCTTTAGCATTCACATGTTCTAAAGATAGTAATGCAACTACACACAAATATCCAAGAAAACCTGACCCATATTATGCTGGTACAAAAGTTACTCAGGTTAATAGTGCAACCGAATTCGTAGTTAATGTTGGTATATCTACTGTCGAAACATTCTATAAGAATGGAGGAAAAGTACAAGGAGTAATTGTTGCTCCAAGACCTACTGATGCTGCTGCTGGTAGAACAACTGTTTTAAGTATTATTGATAACAATACATTTAGTGTTAATACTGGAGTATCGAGCAGAACACACTTCTATGCTCGTTCTGGTAAGGTTCAGAAACCTTTAGATGTAGTATTTGATTTACCTCTTTCCTATGCTGATATGCCATTAGTTTATGCTAATGGTCAGAGTGGATTTGGAACTGCTGCAAGAGTGGATGTTCAAGTTGGTCAAGGTTCTAGTGTAATTGACTTTGAGATTAGAAATACTGGGTATGGTTATGGAACTGGTGATATTCTAACAGTTCCTATTGGAGGAGCAACAGGAATTCCAACTACTTCTGGTTTCCAAGAGTTTAAACTTACTGTTACGGAAGAATTTACTGATGAATTTACAGGATGGTCTATTGGAACTCTTGATATGCTTGATAACTTTGATAATAAGTTTGATGGTAGTACTCAAGCATTCAGAATTAGAAAAGGTGGAACTTTAGTTTCTATTAGGTCTTCTGCTGGTTCTAACATTAATGTTGAGGATGCTCTCCTAGTATTTGTAAATGATATTCTACAAGTTCCTGGTCAAGGATACACATTTAGTGGTGGTAGTGTAATTACCTTTACTGAAGCACCTAAAATGGGTGATAAGTCTAAGATTTTATTCTATAAAGGAACTGGTGGTTTAGATGTTGTGTTCAGAGATATTTTAGAGACTATTAAGACTGGTGATAAGGTAACTGTTGGTTATGATGCATCTGTTGGACAAGAATCTTCTTTACAGGAAGATCCTAGAATAGTCACAAGCATTGATGCTACTGATTTAATTACAACCAATCCATACTTTGGACCTGGCAATACTACAAATGAAACTCTCATGAGACCTGTAGTATGGTGCAAGCAAACTGAAGATTTGATTGTAGACGGGAAGGAAATTGGAAAAGATAGAACATTATATGAACCAAGCATATATCCTTATGGATATCTTATCAAATCTGTTGGAATTGGTTCAACATCTGTTTGGGTTGATAATTTAAGACCATTATTTGATGCAGAAAATGAGAATGATACTGAACTTACATTCCAAAATAGCATAAGATTCATCTCTCAAGATACTGTTATTTCTGCTGCCGCTACAGCAGTTGTTTCTGGATTGGGTACTATTTCATCCATAACACTCTCAACAGGTGGTGTAGGGTATTCTGCTACCCCTACAGTGAGCATTGCGTCTACCATAGGCATTACTACTAATACAATGGCAATGGCAGAAGCAACATTGACTAATGGAGTTGTAACTGGAATCGCAGTAACGAATCCTGGAGTTGGATATACAAGTACTAATCCACCTTTAGTTCTTATTACTCCAACTATAGCAGTTGATGAAAAGAATGCGGTTTCTAATTACTCAGGTGATTCAGGAGTTATTGTTGGATTTGGTATTACTACGGTTGCTTCTCAAGACCAACTTATATTTGATTTGTTTATTCCATATGATTCTTATTTGAGAGAACCTGCTTTAGTTGGAACTGCTCAAACATTGAGTACTTTGACAGGTCATGATCGTTTTGTTGTTTATGATTCAAGTGTTGGTGCTGCAGTAACTTCGATAACTTCTCAAGATAGTGCAGGTTCTAATACTGTCGGAATAGGAAAATCTTATGTTGATAATGTTTATGAAGTGAAGAGTGTAGAAACTATTCCTAAAAACATAGTTGGAATTGCTACAAATGTTACTAGAGTATTTGTGAATGTCTCTAGTCCTATTACATATGGTTCTGGAGTTTCAACTTCCAATTACTTTGGTTCATTTAGTTGGGGTAGAATTAAACTTGATGGTAGACAACTTGAAAATGCTTATACCGCACAAACTTTGAACGGTATAGGTATTGGAGGAACTACCACACCGACTGGTATTCATACTTCTACATTGGTTGAAAGGACTGCTCCTTTGAAATATAAAAATTATACAGTGTAACCTAGATAAATAAAAAGAAAACTGTTTAACAATGGCGGCCATAATAACTGATCAGATAAGAATATTAAATGCAAAGAACTTTGTTGCGGGTGTAACTACAGGTACTAATGCTTATTATTCTTTTATAGGTCTACCAAATCCTACTGATTATCAAAGTGATTGGGATAGCAATCCACCGTCACCTAAAGATAATTTTACGGAAGAGGATGAGTATTGGGATACTATGATTGCATTGAAGAAAATCAATGCAGGTGATGTTAGGCAGGTTGTAATAAGAAGATTGTGGTCTTCTGGAAATACTTATGACATGTATAGGAATGATTATAGTAGGTCAAATACTGCTAAGATTTCAGGAGCAACTAATTTATATTCTGCATCATATTATGTTGTCAATAGTGATTATAGAGTTTATGAATGTCTTCAAAATGGCACAGACCCAGAAAATCCTAATGGAAAACCATCTTTAGACGAACCAACATTTACTGATTTAGAACCAAGGTCTGCTGGTAGTAGTGGTGATGGATACGTTTGGAAATATCTTTATACTATTAAACCAAGTGATATTGTAAAGTTTGAATCAACAGACTTTATTCCCACTCCACCAAATTGGAGCACTAATACTGATGATGCTGCTGTTAGGGGAAATGCAGTTGATGGTTCTTTAAAAATAGTTACTATTACTAATAGGGGAGTTGGTTTAGGGACTGCTGGAGAAACTTATACTAGAGTTCCTATTAAGGGTGATGGCACAGGAGCAGAATGTACCATTGTTATTAATGCAGAATCTAAAGTTGGTTCTATAGAAGTTTCTAATCAAGGTTCTGGATATACTTTCGGTAATGTAGATTTAATTGCTGGTGGTGTTCCAACAGGAAGTGAAATACCAACCTTTGATGTTATTCCTTCTCCACCAGGTGGACATGGATTTGATGTTTATAGAGAATTAGGAGCAATGAATGTTCTCCTATATTCAAGAATTGAAAATGATAGTGAGAATCCTGACTTTATTACAGGCAACCAAATAGCAAGAGTGGGTGTAGTTGAAAATCCTAAAGTTCCTGGAAGTAACACAGAGAATTTAAGTGCTGATAAGGCAAGTGCTTTAAATGCTCTTAGATTAACAGGTATTGGTTATAGCACTGCTACCTTTACTCCAGATTCTTATGTTACTCAAACAGTAGGTACTGGTCAGACTGCAGCAGGAAGAGTTGTTAGTTATGACCAAACTACAGGTGTTTTGAAGTATTGGCAAGATAGGACTGTTGCAGGATTTAATACAGTAGGTACTGCTCAAACTAATCCTACATGGGGATTTGAATTACTTGAATTTACAAGTACACCATCTGGAAATGGAAATGTTACTATTGTCCCATCAAGTGGTTCAAACTTAGGTATTGATACTACTTTTACTGGTATAAGTACCTCAATAAATAATAAGACATATTACCTTGGTCAATTTTTTAATAATGGCCTTGCTTCTCCTGAAGTTAAACAACATTCAGGAAATATAATATATGTTGATAACAGACCTTCTATTACTAGGTCTGCTAACCAAAAAGAAGATATTAAAGTTATTTTGCAGTTCTAAGTAATCATGCCACAGCAAACCAATCTAGATGTATCGCCATATTTTGACGATTATAACCCTGCTGATGATTTCTATCGGGTTTTATTTAAACCTGGATATCCTGTACAGGCAAGAGAGTTAACAACTCTACAGTCTATACTGCAGAATCAGATTGAGAAATTTGGTCAGCATTTCTTTAAGGATGGTGCAAAGGTTATACCTGGTAATACTTCATATAATAATAATTATCGTGGTATTCAATTAAATAATACTTTTCAAGGAGTTCCTTTAGCTGCTTATGTTGACCAGTTAATAGGTACAAAAATTACTGGGCAAAGTTCAGGAGTAACTGCAGTTGTAAATAAAGTTTTATTAGATCAAGATTCTGAAAATGGCAATTTAACATTATATGTAAATTATCTTTCTTCTAGTACTGCAAATAATTCTACTGTTACTTTTGCTGATGGTGAACAATTATCTTCAGATACTACTATTACCTCTGGTTTGTTGGGTAATAGTGCTATATCTGCAGGTAGTCCTTTTGGTATTACTATCGCTGCTGATGCTGCTATATCTGGATCATCATTCTCTGTTCAGGAAGGTGTATATTTTATTAGAGGTCAATTTGTTCAATGTCAGGCAGAGACACTTATATTAGATCAATATTCTGTAACTCCTAATTATAGAGTTGGTTTTTTTGTAAATGAAGAGATAATTACATCTGATTTAGATGAATCTTTAAATGATAATTCTCAAGGATATAATAACTACGGTGCTCCTGGTGCAGATAGATTAAAAATATCAGTAAGTCTTTTTAAGAAAAATTTAGATGATAGTAATGATACTAATTTTATTGAGTTAGGAACTATCAATGAGGGAATATTAAAATCTACTCCTAGACAAGGTTTTGGTGTAGGACCAAACGGTGGTGTATTTTATGATGATTTAGAAGATGTTTTAGCTAGAAGAACTTATGACGAATCTGGAGATTATTATGTAAAACCTTTTGATGTTACTTTAAGAAATTCTTTAAATGATAATATTGGCAATAGAGGTCTTTTCCAAGAAGGACAAATAACTCCAATGGGAGATACTCCTTCAGATGAGTTGATGGTATATAATGTTTCTAGTGGAAAAGCATACGTTAAAGGTTATGAAGTTGGAAGTAATCAACCAACATTGTTAGATGCTGCTAAACCAAGAACTACAAAAATAATTAAAGACGAAGGTATACTTTATAATACAGGTGCTACTCTTAAAGTAAATAGAAGTTTTGGTGCTCCTATAGTAGGAGTGGGTAATACATATGTTCTAAGTTTACAGAATCAAAGAACTGCTGCAAACCAAACGACAGCACAGGGAACAGAAATTGGAGTAGCAAGAGTATATGATTACAATTTAGAATCTGGTTCTTATGATGCTGCTAATCCTAATGTAAATCAGTGGGATATTTCCTTATATGATGTTGAAACCTATGTTAATTTGACAATAAATGAAGGTATTACTTTATCAACACCAGCATATGTTAGAGGTACAAAGAGTGGTGCAACAGGTTTCCTTAGAACTGCTGCTTCTGCTACAAATTCATTAACACTCTATGGAGTTAATGGTGAGTTTATTGTAGAAGAACCACTTCTTTTTCCAGGTAAAAACGAAAATGGAACTTCTGTATCAAGAGTAGTTACTGCAGTTGATGTTGAAAGTATTAATGATGTAAAATCTATATTTGGTAAAGTTGGTGGAGGAAATACATTTGCTGCTGATGTAATGCAATCAGTGGGATCTTTTATTGGTATTGGTAGTATTACTGCTGCTTCAAGTGGTTTTAGTACTATTACAAGCACTAATGATAGATTTCCTGGCACTCTTGTATCAGTAAATAATTTACTTAAATTTAGTAATACTGCTCAATCTGATGACCCAACTTTTGGTCAAGTTACTGCAGTTGGAACTAATACTGTTACAATAAAAGCAGTTGCAGATGTAAATGGAGTAGTTAATGGTAATCTACCAACTTCATCTTTGCAAGTTACTGATTTAGAAGTTTTAACTACTGAATTAGATGCATCTTCTGATGATACTTTGTTTACGGTGCTTCCTAAACCAAATATTGCAACAGTTGATAATACAAAAGGTAGTATAACAATAAGGAAGAAATTCACTGTTGATATTGAAAATGGTCAGTTAAAAGCGAGCACTATTCCTACTACAGAAACTAATGAAACATTCTTACCATTTGATGAGGAAAGATATATTCTTATAAGGTCTGATGGAACTACAGAGTCCTTAACTGCTAACCAGTTTGTATTCACTGGTGGAACTCAGTTGCAGATTTATGGATTAGGTTCTAATGATGTTGATGCCACTTTATTAACATCAATAACAAAACTTAAACCCACTTCAAAGGAAAAAATTAAAAATAGAGTTAATACTATCGTTGTTGATAAGTCAACTATTGGTGGTTCTGGTACTAATGTTTCTGGTATTGGTTCAACTACTTTAAATGATGGATTGGAGTATGGTAATTTTGCTTGGGGAACTAGAGTTCAGGATGAAGTCATATCTTTAAATACTCCTGATATTATTGAAATTCATGGTATATTTGAATCATCAACTATTGAAGATGCTTCTGCACCTACTGCTGTTTTAGCTTCTATTACAAGTGCATCTACAACAACAGAAGAATTTATATTAGGTGAGCAAATAGTAGGACAAAGTAGTGGAGCAATTGCTATTGTTGCGGAAAAGGTAACAGCATCTCAAATTAGTTTCATTTATAAAAATGAAAAAGTTTTTGTAGAAGGAGAAATTCTAGAGGCAAAAGAATCTTTGATTCAAGGTACAGTTACTACATTAGAATCTACAAGTTATAATATAAGTGATGAATTTACATTTGATAATGGTCAGGAAGGAAGTTTTTATAACTATGGATTCCTTAGTAGGAATGTAGGTGTTGATGCACCGACTCATAAATTAAAAGTTTACTTTATGAGTGCTGGTTTTGATTCTACTGATACTGGTGATGTAATTACTGTAGAATCTTATAGGAATTTCAATTATTCAACTGAAATACAATCAGTTAATGGAATTAGGAACAGTGATATTATTGATATAAGACCTAGAGTTTCTAATTATACAGTTGCCGCAGGTACTCGTTCTCCTTTAGAATTTGATGGTAGAACGTTTGATGGTGCTGGTAGTTCTGCTGGTGCTATGCTTCAGTCAGATGGTTCGATTTTAACTACTTATTCATATTATCAAGGAAGGATAGATAGGATTTTTGCTAATAAAGAAGGTGTATTCCAAGTTGTATATGGAACACCTGCAGATAGACCAAATACACCACTTCCAATTGATGATGCTATAGAAATTGCAACTATTGCATTACCACCATATCTTTATGATGTTTCACAAGCTTCTATTAAATTCTTAGATTATAAGAGATATCAAATGCAAGATATCCATAATCTTGCAACTAGAGTTCAGAATCTAGAGTATTATACTGCATTGACATTATTGGAAAGCAATACTTCTAATATGTTTGTTTCCGATGCAGATGGATTGAATAGATTTAAGTCTGGTTTCTTTGTTGATAATTTTGCATCATTCCTTGCTCAAGAACTTAGTGAAGGAGTTAAGAATAGTATAGATCCAGAAAATGGAGAATTAAGACCATCACACTATACTACTTCAGTTGATCTAATGACTGGTCCTGTAGAAGGAGTTATTGCTAATGTAGATAAGAATTTTGAAACTCCTGAAGGTATCAATATAAGAAAAGATAACGGTATAATCACTTTAGATTATTCCGAAATTGAATGGGTTAAGCAAACTTTTGGAACTAGAACTGAAAGTGTAACTCCTTATGTTGTAGCTTATTGGACTGCTGATGTAACTTTAAATCCAGAATCTGATACATGGATTGATCAAACTAGATTAGATGCTCGTATTATTAATAGAGAAGGTAATTTTGCCGAAACAGTAGCAGAATTATCCAATACTAGAGGATTTAATCCACAAAATGGATTTGGTCAAACTATATGGGGTTCTTGGCAAACATTTTGGTCAGGGAATACAACTAACCAACAAGACGTAAGGGATTGGGGTAGAACCAGAACAAGACAGATAGGAAGATGGATAGTGAGAGAAGATAGGAGACAAATTCGTCAGGTAACTGTTGAAACAGGTACTCAAAGAAGAACTGGAACACGAATGGAAGTTAGAGAGCAGTTTGATCGTGAATCTCAAGGTGATAGAACTGTAAGTAGAAGTATCATCCCATTTATGAGATCTAGAAATGTTGAATTTACTGCAAAATCATTAAAACCACTAACAAGAGTATATCCTTTCTTTGATGCTCAAAGTGTTTCTGAATATTGTGTGCCTAAATTAATTGAAATCAATATGCTTGAGGGTACATTCCAAGTTGGTGAGACTGTAAGAGGAGTATCTCAATCAAGTTGGAGTGGTGATTCTGGACCATCAAATATTATTACCTTTAGAGTTGCTCAAGCAAATCATAGAGAAGGTGAATATAATATTCCAACTAAGACATATCCAGATAATCCTTATACACTACAACCACTATCATCAACTTATTCTTCTACATCAACAATACTTAATGTAGATACATTCTCATTATCTAATATGGATCAACCAGAATATACTGGTTATATACAGAATCAAATGATTTTAGTTGGTCAAAGTAGTGGTGCTCAAGCACGAGTAAGTAATTTAAGATTGCTTAGTGATATTACATCTACACTTCAGGGGTCATTCTTTATTCCTGATACTACTAGAAATCCTTCTGCTCCTAGATTTGAAACTGGTAATAAGTTGTTTAGACTTACCAGTGATGAAGATAATGGTTTAGAAGCTTCTACTAGAGGTGATGATGAATTTAGATCTGAAGGATTCCATGATGTTGTTCAGGAAACTATTATTTCTACAAGAAATGCTTCTGTAGACATGGCAACAGTTACTGGAGAGAGAGGTACAACAAGAAGAACTGGTGAAACAGGATGGGTTAATGATGGTTGGCAAAGGACGGCTAATCTAAGATTTTTGGGAGATCCACTTGCTCAAACATTTACTGTAGATGATGAGACTGGTGTATTTGCAACTAAAGCTGACATATACTTTAGATCTAAAGATGATATGGATGTTCCTATTAACTTCTCTATCAGAACTGTCGTGAACGGAACTCCTACTAAGACAATTGTTCCAGAGACTACTATTATCTTAGATCCTAGTGATGTTAATATTTCAAGTGATGGTTCTTTTGCTACCACATTCCAATTCAAATCACCTGTTTACTTAGAACCAAAACAAGAATATGCTATGGTTCTAATGTCCAATTCTGCCAAATATGAAGTTTATATTTCTAGGGTAGGAGAAAATGATTTAATCAGTGATTCTTTTGTAGGACAACAACCATTTGGTGGTTCTTTATTCAAATCACAAAATGCTTCTACTTGGGAACCAAGTCAGTGGGAAGACCTTAAATTTACTCTTTATAGAGCAGATTTCCTTTCAGATGGAACTGTTGAATTTTATAATCCTGAATTATCTACAGGAAATGGTCAAGTTTCATTACTTGAGTCTAATTCATTATCATTTACTTCTAGAGAATCAAGAGTTGGTATAGGAACTACAATTGCTGATGGTGGTCTTAAGGTAGGTAATTTAGTTATACAGGCAGGAACAAATGCTACAGGTAATCTTGCAGGATTTGCAGGAACTGCTATTGGATTGAATATCATTAATAGTGGTATTGGATATACTCCTAGTAGTGGTAATTTGACTTTCAATGGAGTTAACCTAGTTACAGTAACTGGTGCAGGAAGAGGAGCAACTGCTAATATTACAGTTAATGATGGTGTTATTAACAATGCTGTTATCAGTGGTGCTGGTGGAGGTGGATATCAGGTTGGTGATGTTGTAGGATTTAATACTCTTGGAGTTGCTTCTGTTGGAAGAAATGCAAGATTGTCGATAGTTTCTATTGGTAGTACCAATGAACTAATTCTTAATGAAATACAAGGTAATTTCACTGTTGGTGCTGCTCAAACTTTATCTTATGTTAACAATAGTGGAATTACTAGTGAAATGAATCTCTCATTTGGAGGTGATGTTCAAGTTGCTTCTACTAATGTTGTAAATGATGGTTTACATATTAAAGTAAATCATAAGAATCATGGAATGTATTCTAATAAGAATAAGGTTACTATTTCAGAAGCAATTTCTGATATTAAACCCACAACATTAAGTGCTGGTTTTAATGTAGATTCTCCATTGTCAATATCAGTTACTGATGCCTCTCAATTCTTACAGTTTGAAAATGTTGGTGTTGGTACTACCAATGCAGGATATCTTAAAATTGAAAATGAAGTTTTAGAATATCAAGCAGTTGCTGGTAATGTAATTAGTATTACTGGAAGCAGAGGTTCCGATAAGTTTAATTATCCTACTGGAACTCCTGTTTATAAGTATGAACTTGATGGGGTAAGTTTGCATAGAATCAACAAAACACATGATGTATTGTCTACTCCAGATATTGATTTTGAATCATACAATATTAAAATCGATATGGCTAATGATGGAGTTGATAGAACAGTCGCAGGATATCCTTTACTCTATGCTGGAAAAACTAAGTCTGTAGGTGGATTTGACGTAAGAGCAACTCAAAATATTCCTTTTGAAGTTATTACTCCTATGGTAGACAATATTACATTAGCAAGAACTTCTCTTACTGCAGAAGTAAGAACTACTACTGGTGTTAGTATTGATGGTGAGGAAGATCAGTGGTTGGATAATGGATTTGAACCTCTTTCACTCAATGAAACCAATTATTTAGAAACTCCTAGATTAATTGCATCTAAAGTTAATGCAGATGAGTATTTAACTCAGGTGAAAGGTAAGAAATCAATGAATTTGAGATTAGTATTAACTACTGGAGATTCTCGTGTAAGTCCTGTGATTGATAGTAGCAGAGTTTCTACTATCCTTACTTCAAATAATGTTAATAATCCTATTACAGATTATGCTAATGATAGTAGAGTTAATTCTCTTACAGAAGATCCTAATGCATGTCAATATGTGTCTAAAGAGATGATGTTAGAAAATTCTGCATCTTCAATTAAGATAATGTTAGATGCTCATGTTACTGAAAACGCTGATATTAGAGCATTCTATGCTATTAATAATACTGAAGGAAAGACTCCTATTTTTGTTCCTTTCCCTGGTTACAGTAATATTAATCGTAAGGGTGAAATAATTGATAAAAGGAATAATGATGGTAAGTCTGACAAGAAAGTTATTAAGGATAATGATTATAGTTTCGGTACAAATGTCACATATAAAGAATATACCTTTAGTGTTGACCAGTTACCATCATTTAAGACTTATAGAATTAAGTTAGTTATGTCTTCTACAAGTCAAGTTCATGTTCCGAGGGTTAAAGACCTTAGGGTTCTAGCATTAGCTTGATATGTATGATGTAAAAGGTAGTAAGGATCTTGCAAGAGATCCTGAAACAAATTCTATTATTAATGTGAATGATATGGAATATACCAAATATATTTCTAGTCGTAATGCTAAACAAAAAAATAATGAAAGTCTTGATAGTATGAAAAATGATCTTGATAATTTAAAAAATGAAATGAATGAAATCAAATCACTACTTAAGGAATTAGTCAATGGCAACTAGAAAAATAACATTTGATCCAGATGCAGGAGTACCAGTTGCTTCTAATTTAACCATCTATGGTGGTACGGATTTCAATACAACATTTAATGTAGTTGATGTTGCTAATGCTGGATACGGTTTTACTGCGGGTTGGGGTGTTTCATCACAAATGATAAAAAGTGCTGGTATAGGAGCAACAACTGTCCCTACAGCAAGTTTTATCGCTGGTATCAATACTATTACAAAATCAATAACATTAAATTTACCAAAGGCACTCACTGGTATTATAACCGAAGGAAGATATGAGTATAATGTTTTAGTAAGTTCTGGAGTAGGTACTGTTTATAATATAGTAAACGGTAATATACTGGTATATTCAGGCATATCATCAGCACCATAAATATATTGAAGGGGTACTATTCTCAATGGCACAACCAGCAAGTAGATCAGACTTAATAAATTATGCTAAGAGGCAGTTAGGTGCTCCTGTGCTGGAGATTAATGTCGCTGATGAACAAGTAGAGGATATCTTAGATGATTCCATCCAGTACTTCCAAGAAAGGCATTTTGATGGTGTAGAACGCACATATTTAAAATATAAGTTGACTGAGGCAGATATTAAAAGAGGAACTGCGAATCTTGGTCAAAATACAACTAATGCATCAGGTATAACAACCACGACTGCATCTACAACTATTAATGGTAATGCAATCCAATTTGACTGGTCAGAAAATAGTAATTATTTACAAGTACCACCCGACGTTATAGGAGTATATAAGATATTTCATTATGACGGAACTAACACTGCTACTAATAACATGTTCAGTGTTAAGTATCAGTTGTTTCTAAATGACATTTATTATTGGGGATCGACTGAAATATTAACTTATGCAATGACAAGGAGATATTTAGAAGACATTAATTTCCTTTTAACGACTGAAAAGCAGATAAGATTTAATCAGAGAATGGATAGATTGTATATGGATGTAGATTGGCAATCAGTAAATGAAGGAGATTTTATTATCATGGAATGCTTTAGGGCATTGAATCCTGCAGATTTTCCTAGAGTATGGAATGATTCATTCTTAAAAAGATACTTTACTGCCAAATTAAAAAGACAGTGGGGTCAAAATTTACTCAAATTCCAAGGAGTTAAATTGCCAGGTGGAATAGAGTTAAATGGACGGCAAATTTATGATGATGCCAATCTAGATCTTGAAATTATAAGAGAACAGATGTCCAATACTTATGAACTTCCACCACTTGATATGATAGGATAATGGCACTTAATCCATTTTTTCAACAAGGTGCTCGTTCTGAACAAGGTTTAGTTCAGGATTTAATCAACGAACAGTTGAGGATGTATGGTGTCGAAGTGCATTATATGCCTAGAAAGTATTTGGCAACTAATAGTATTATAAGAGAAGTAGTACAATCTAAATTTGATGATGCCTATCCATTAGAAGCATATGTTGACACTTATGATGGATATGGGGAGAATCCTAGTATTCTATCTAAGTTTGGTATAGAACAAACTAATGAGATAACATTAACTATATCAAAGGATAGATGGGAACAGTATATTGAACCTTTGATGAAGAATGAACCTGATGTTAAGTTAACAACTAGACCTAAAGAAGGTGATTTAATATATTTCCCTCTTGGTGATAGATTATTTGAAATCAAGTATGTAGAGCACGAAAAACCATTCTACCAGTTACAAAAAACATATATTTACGAACTTAGATGTGAACTCTTCCGTTACGAAGATGAAGTTATCGATACTGGTATTGCTGAGATTGATGATGAATTAACAGGAGACAGTGCAACTGGTGAGACTGAAGATGGTACTCCAATCATCATTGGTCCAACTCAAACTCTTACTCTTGTAGGAGATGCTCTACAAGCAACTGCAACAGTTGGTATTGCTACAGAGGGTGCTATTAGTAGAGTGGTTATTTCTAATAGAGGTGGTGGATTTAATGCTCCCATCTATATCGGATTCTCTTCTGCTCCTACAGGCGGTGTAACAGGTATTGCTACTGCTGGATTGATTGGTGGTATCAATGTATGTAATTTGAATGTTAATGCTAGGAATAGGTCAATACAAGATGTTTATTTAACTAATCCAGGTTTAAGATATACTACTGCTCCAGGTATTGCTGCAACAGGTGGTGGTGGAAGTGGATTTGCTGCAACAACAGTTCTTGGAGATAATACTGTTGGTGTTGTTACGGTTACGAGTGCTGGTGGTGGTTATGTTTATGCTCCAAGTGTAACTTTTGATAATGTAGTATTTAAGACAGGTGTTACAACAGTTTCTGCTGCTGGTACTGCGTTTATTAATGCTGCAGGTAATGTAACAGAAATTGGATTAAGTAATGCTGGTATGGGTTACAGTTCTATTGGAGGAGTTACATTGTCTGCACCAGATGTAGGTTCATCAGGAACATTTAAGTTTAATGAGATTGTGAAAGGTTCTGTCAGCAATACAGAAGGTAGAGTAAGAACATGGAATGCCGTAACTAATGTTTTAGAGGTTGCTTCTATTACTGGTTCATTTAAACTAGGAGAACAAATCGTAGGTCAATCTACAGGTGCATCCCGTAAGTTAAGAGTTATAGATGTTGACCCAACAGATGATGGATTTGCCGATAACTTTAATATAGAAACAGAAGCAGATAAGATTTTAGACTTTAGTGAACAGAACCCGTTCGGGATTCCCTAAATATAATACAATAGGATTATAACGATGTTTGAATATTTTTATAACGAAATTTTGAGGCGTACCATTATTTCTTTTGGTACTCTTTTTAATGGAATTTCTGTTGAACAAAAAAATGAAAGTGACCAGACTGTTAGTAATATAAGAGTTCCACTTGCATATGGTCCAACTCAAAAATTCTTAGCAAGATTAGAGCAGCAACCTGATTTGAATAAAGGTGTTGCAATTACTTTGCCTAGAATGTCTTTTGAGTTTACTGGTCTTACTTATGATCCTACAAGAAAGGTAACTACTACTCAGCAATTTACTGTAGCAGACCCTGCTGATGGAAGTGAAACTAAAAAGGCATTTATGCCAGTTCCATATAATATGCAATTTGAACTTGCTATTATGTGTAAATTAAATGATGATGCATTGCAAATTGTAGAACAAATATTACCATATTTCCAACCAGCATATAATGTAACTGTAGAGTTGGTAGAAAGTATTAAAGAGAAAAGAGATATACCAGTTATTTTAGAAAATATTACAATGTCTGATGATTATGAAGGGGACTTTACTCAGAGACGAGTTCTTCTTTATACTCTAAGATTTACTGCTAAGACATACCTATTTGGTCCTGTTCAGTCTGCTACCAAGGATATTATCAGAAAGGCTACTTTGGGATATCTTACAGGTACAGATACTACCAATACTACTAGAAATGTTAATTACTCTGTTGTACCTCGTGCAGTTAAGAGTTATAATCCAAGTGCAGAGACTACATTATTGACGAATGATCTTGATTTAACTACCACAGTATTTGCTCTTGATAATATAGGAACCATTGCTGCCACTGACTATATTGTAATTGGTAGTGAGGAAATGTTAGTAAGATCTATTTCAGGTAATGATGTAACAGTTACTAGAGGTAAGGATGGAACTACAGTTGCTTCTCACTTAAAAGGTGAAGAAGTTAAGAAGATTACCGCAGCAGATACTCCATTCATTGAAGACGGAGATAACTTCGGTTTTGATGGCAATACCTTCTAATCATGACTGAAAATTTTGACCGATTAGATAAGACTTTTAACGTTACTCCTGAAACAGAAGTAGTGGAAGAGAAGACTGAGGTTGTTAAACCAGAAAAACCCGATAGACTTACTAAAGATGATATAACAAGAGATTATGAGTATACAAGAGGCAATCTTTATAGTATAATAGAGAAAGGTCAAGAAGCAATTGACGGTATTCTTGAAATTGCTCAAGAAAGTGAAATGCCTAGAGCATATGAAGTTGCTGGTCAACTCATAAAGAGTGTCTCTGATGCTACTGATAAATTAATAGACCTTCAGAAAAAACTGAAGGATGTTAATGAAGAGAAAGTATCAAAAGGACCGTCAACCGTTAATAATGCACTTTTTGTTGGTTCCACAGCAGACCTTGCCAAATTAATCAAAGGTCAGATACCACCAAATAAGTCTGAATAAATATACTTGTAGATGGAGTAGAAATACGTCGTGCCACTTAAAAAGCCATCAGAATTTTACGATAAGAAACCCAATTCTTCTTTTGATAATGTAAAGGAGGAGTTGAAAAATGCTAAGCCTGAAAAGGTTGAGCGAATTTCTGAAGCTTTTGATTCGTTTAAAGGTAATTTAAATAATTTACAAGCACTCAAAGATTTTACAGAAACCTTTGGTACATTTAAGTCTAATGTTGAAAAGGTAGAGACTTTATCATCATCAGTAGAAGAAATACGAGAAAGTATTACTGACTTAATTGATAAGAAGGATTTAGATGATGCTATGATGGCTCATCTATTGTTTGTAGAAGAGTCGATAAGAAATGTTCAGGATAAGGTAAAAACAGTTAATTCTAATACTCTATTAGAAATTAATCAGGGTTTTGATTCTTTATCTGAGAGTGTAGGTAAATTCTTAGGTGAAGAAGTACCTGCATATAAAAAGTTAATTGTTGATACTGAAACAAGAGTTGATAATAGATTTGGTACTTTTAAAGATAATGTAAAAGAATCTTTTGAAACTCTTGGCAAAGATATCTATAAAGAAATTGCTACAATAACTGAAGGTATTGAAGGTGTAAATGAGAAAAGTCTTACTTCAATTAAGGAAGATGTTAAAGGAATTGGTGAAAAGGTAAGAGCATTATTAGAGGAAGAACTTCCCCAATATCAAAAGTTTTTTGCTGAATCAGAGTTAAAGGTAGAGGATAGGATTAGTGAGAGTGAGGAATTAGTAGATAATAAGTTAAAGTCTACTAAGAAAGATTATAAGAAAGATATTAGAATAGTAGAAAAGAATATCAAGGGTATAGAAGAATCTAGAGCAAATACTGAGAAAGGAATAAACAAGTTATTTAAAGCATTAGCAAATGATATTGTTACCCTAGATGAAAAGATAACAGTAGTTGATATTGGTCTTACTTCAATTAATGAACAGGTCAAGGATAAGGATACTTCTGTCAATAATATTCTAGCAGAAAAGATTGTAAAGATTGAGAATCTGGTAGAAGAATCAAAGCAACTATCTGATATCTTCAAGAGAGATTTTAAGAATAGAGAGATAAATGAAGATAGAAAACTTCAAGAGTATTCTAGTACTTTGGATGCTTTCTCTGAAAAGATTGGAAAGTTAGAAGAAAATTTAGAAGGTAATATTTGTGAGTTGCAGGAGAATTTAGACACTAGTACTACTAAGTATTATGATGATTTAAAATCAAATGTAGGTGAATTCCAAAAAGATTTAGATGATAAATTAAAAGGAATAAAGATTGATTTTGTTGTTAATGAAAAGCATATTGAAGGTATAAGAAGAGAATTTGAAGAAGTATTAGATAAACTTCAAGTAGATAAGATTGAAGAGAAGAGTAAAGAACTCACTGGAAAAGTAAGGCATTTAGAGGAAGTACTTGAAAAATTTGATGAGAAGCAGGTTCTTACAGAAGGTCTTTTAAATATCCCACCTGATGTAGATAATCAAGATCCTCTCACACCCTTAGACCAAAAGTATGTAACCTTTGATAAATTAGCAGAGCATTATCGTCTATTCATCAATAGAGTTCAGCAACAACTTGCAACCTTTGGTGGTGGCGGTGCTGTTAGAATTGACCAATTAGATGATGTTTGGATTCCTACTGGTGGTGCTGAAGAAAACTATATCTTACAGTTTAGTACAGATGCTCCACATAATGGTAAATGGGTAGCAAAGGCAGGTAATGTCGGTGGTGCTGGTACTTGGGGTTCAGATTCAGTTGGTGTTTATACTGGTAGAAATATAGGTATTGGTACTACTGCTAGAGCTGAATATAACTTATATGTTGGTGCTGGAAATACAAATGATGATGTAGCATACTTTGATGGTAATATTACTGTTGGTGGAACTATCACCTATGAAGATGTAACTAACTTAGATGCTTATGGTTTCAGTACCTTTAGAAGTGGATTAAAAGTACAAACAGGAACTGCTACAACTGCATTATTGGTAGAGGGAGATGCTAGGATAACTGGTATTTTGACAGTTGGTACTTCTTCTATTGAGATAGATGGTACTAATAATAAGATTACTGTTGGTGATGAAGATATTACCATTACCAATTCTGAAATTACTATTGGTGATAATGTAACTATTAATGCTGGTGCAACTGGTATTAACTCTGCACCAAATGTACTTTATGTTGCAAAAGATGGTAATGATTCAAATAACGGAACTTCAATTGATAATGCAAAACTAACTATTGCAAGTGCCGTAGGTGTTGCACAATCAGGAACTACAGTAAAAGTTTTATCTGGAAGTTATGAAGAAAATAATCCTATCGAAGTTCCTGCTTTTGTTGCTGTAGTTGGAGATGACCAAAGATCAGTTAATGTCAGTGGTTCTCAGAAGACTTCAAATCTATTCCATGTAAGAAAGGGTGTTAAGTTAGCAAACATGACCTTCAAGGAGCATTTACACCCTGCTGCTGCGGTCTCTTTCCCAACCACGGAGATAGCAGAAAATGTAGGTGGTGGAAAGTGGAAAGGACCATACATTCAAAACTGTACAAGTGATACGACAACAGGAACTGGACTTTATATTGATGGAGACCAGGCAAGACTTCTTAAAGCAATGAATGTTGATTCATTCACTCAATACAATCAAGGTGGTGTTGGTGTTGCTGTTACTAATGGTGGATTTGCTCAATTAGTCTCATTGTTTACTATCTGTACTAATGAAGCAGTTACTACTGATAAAGGTGGTCAAGCAGATATTGCAAATAGTAATTGTAGTTTTGGTACTTTTGGTTTAGTTTCTAGAGGAGTAAGTGATTTACAATATACTGGTTCAGCAACTACAATTGCTGCTATATCTCAAGCAAATGTCAATGTAAACGTAAGTACTCCTACTCTCAATATCGCAGATGTTCAATATCATCATCCATCAGGTATTGCTACTATTGCTACTGCAGGACCACATGGATTCCAAGTAGGAATGGGAGTTACTCTTTCTGATATTATATTTAATTGCCCTTATGGAGAAAAGACATATCCAAATAAGAGACCATATATCTTTGATGTAGATGCAATTCCTAGTGCTTCATCTTTCCAAGTTAATCTAGGTATTTCAACAGTTGCTCATACTTGGGTATCTGGAGGAACAGCAAAGATTGATGTAGATAGACCTTATGATGGACAATTAGTTTACTTTGACCAACTTTATAAGGAAGTAACTACTATCGCAGTTGGTTCTGGTGGTACTGGATATAGTTCCACTCCTAGTGTAACAGTTGATGCACCTACTGGTCCTAGTGGTGAAACATGTACTGCTTTTGCAACTCTTGAGGGAGGGAGTGTTTCAAGTATTACTATTATTAGTAGTGGTAATCAGTATGTAGGAACTCCTAATGTAACAATTTCTGCTCCGCAGTCTGGAAGTAATACTGCAACTGCTACTGCAACAACACAACCATTATACTATACAATAAATAGTTCAACTCCAGTTACGGGTGGAGTTACTACTTTAATTCTTGCTACCAACTTACTTAATGAAGTAGGAACTGGTGCTACTGCATATTTTGCACAAGGTAGTAGAATTGTTGCTAGTTCTCACACATTTGAATATGTTGGTGCTGGTAATCAAATTGTTACTGCTACTCCAAAACGAGGTGGTGTAACAAATCAAGCAAATGAAGTAGTTACTTTAGATGGTGGTAAGGTTCTTTATACCAGTACAGACCAAGCAGGTAACTTTAGAATTGGTGATGATTTGCAAATCGACCAAGAAACTGGTACAATTAGTGGACGATCTTTTAGTAAGAGTTTGTTCTCAGAAATGACACCATTTATCCTAGCATTAAGTTAATATGGCACTCGCACTTAACAGATTTAAAACATTTACAAAAGAACTTACTACAAGTAGTCAAACAGTATATACTGCTCCTACGGGTTATACAGGAATAGTTTTGTATGCTCATGTAACCAATTATGGTTCAGCAGCCACAACTATTACTATGTCTCATGTAAGAACTTCTACTACCACAGAAATAATTAAAGGGGCAACTGTTCCTGTTGCTGATGCTTATATTCCCTTAGATGGAAAATTAGTGTTAGAAACTAGTGATTATATTGTGGGTCAAGCAGGTGACAATGGTACTTTAAAAGTTATTGTTTCTGTATTGGAGACAGCAAATGCCTAGACTTCTCAGTCAAATTAATGGTTCTGGGCAAGTGGGTATTGCTAGTGATGGAATCAGCCTTGGTAATATGAAAGAATTAAACTTTGATAGTAACAGGGTAAAACTTACCAGTACAGGAATAGCAACAGTTACTTCTGATCCTTTAACCATTATAGGACTATGAAAAACTTTTCTAAATTTATGGGTGAAGCAACTGAGGCAAAGACCTGTCCCTCTGGGAAATATTGGTGCTTCCAAGATAAAAAATGCAAAAAAATTCCTCTAGGTTATCACGTAGGACGTAGAGGTTATCTAGAACATGACAAAAAGGAGAATGGAAATGGTAATGGGGAAAACGGAAACGGTAACGGACATGCTAATGGGAATGGACATGGTGGGAATGGTAATGGTAATGGTGGTAACGGGTCTAGCGGTAATGGCGGTGGCAATGGTGGTGGTAATGGCGGTTGAGCAATAAATATGCTATAATAATGTTAGTTGTGAATGATTATGCCTGAACAACAAACTCTTAAGTTCACCATCAGACAAGATGGTTATGTAACTGAAGAAGCTACTGGATTTACTTCTCACCAGTGTGTAGAAATTACTGAATCTATAGAGAAGAAACTTGGAGTTTTAGAAACTCGCCAATTTAAACCCGAATTTTATTCTAACAATGTCGCACTTCAGCACAATAAAAACGAAACTCAAGGACAAGTCACAATTACAGGAAGCACTGGAGATACTTCAGTATGATGTAAAACAAGACCAAGAACTTAGAGTAACTGGTAATCATGGTATTGGTCATGAAACAGTTGAAGCAGAACTTGCTATTGGAACTGATATTGGATTTCGTATGAATCCAATGACAGGTAACTATGAATTAGTTGCTGACTTAGAAACTTGGAATCAACCTGTTCCCGTAGAAAGGTTGATGGATAAAGTAAATCAACAATATGCTAGGATGACAATCCATAATAAAGTTAAAGAAATGGGATTTCAGGTTGACGAAGAGTGGGAGATGGATGATAATAGCATTGAACTTACAGTAACGAGGTGGGTATGAGTGATGATTTGAATCGTATTGCAAATGCTCTAGAGAGAATTGCAAACTTTTATGAAAAAGGATTACATGTTGACATTGACCATGCACACATAGATGATATTGGTGAGATACATGGTGATGTAGTAACACATCCTAAACAATTTTAATGGAAAATAAAATGAATGATGGAGATTTAATAGCAGAACTTTTAACTATTACTGCTGAGTTGGGTGGAACAATGGAGAGAAGAGAAGTCTATGAAAGTACAGGTCGTCAATATAAAAAAATTGTGATAGAATATGATTCAGCAGAGTGGGAAAGAAATGAGATTTAAAGCATTAGTTTTTGTCAGACTAAGAGGGTCTGTATCAGATGCTGCTGGTAATGCAGTTATGAAGAATATACATATGGTTGCTCCGAATCTTGAACCACATTTATTGAGGATTGGTAAGGCAATTGATTTTTGGTTTGATGCTGAGACTGAAGAGATAGCAAGAGAAGAAATGGATCTTCTTTCTGATAGAATGCTTTCTAATACAGTCATAGAAGATTGGAGTTATGAATTAGAAGAAACTGAAGAAACTGGAATAGGAGATATATCAAATGACAATGCAGGTACATCTAAGCACCACTTATTTGATAAATAAAAGGTAAGGATGCTTACCTATAATGAATATTCATATAAGTCTACCACTTAATATAGAAGTTCCCAACTCTCCAGCAGAGTTTAAATTGGGACTAATGTTCAGAGAAAATCTGGAAGAAGATAGTGGTATGTTGTTTATATTTGATAGTGTAGAGCAACAATCTTTTCATATGAAAGATACTCAGATTCCTTTGGATATTGCATTTATTAAGGAAGATGGGACAATTGATAGTATTAAAGAATTAAAACCCCATAACCTCATTCCAGTATATTCGGATGGGGAAATTCAGTATGCTTTAGAAGTAAATAAAGGATGGTTTGAAGAAAATAATGTAAATGTAGGTGATAAGATACTTGAACAAGTAGTTGATAATTATAACACTTCTGATTGGAGAGATGATTTTAATCCAACAAAAATTGAATCTGTTGATATAATTAAACCAGAACCTATGGTTTCACCTAAATCAAATGTTCCTTATGAAGATTTGAGTGAAACAACTAGAATTGCTCCTAGAGTCGGAAATATAATTGATGTGTATTTGGCATGGAGAGGATCTAATTATATGCTTAAGACATTTTTCCCTCAAGTAACAACACCATCAAGAAAAGAAATTAGAGACCAAGTTCATAAAGTATATCCAGGTGCTAAGATATGGAATTACCAAGTGTCTACATATAAACCAGGTGACCCATTATTAATGAATTGATATGCCAGTACAAGATGAAGTATATCTAGGTAATCCGCTTTTAAAGAAAGCTAATGTCCAACAAGAATTTACGAAAGACCAAATTCTTGAGTTTATGGCATGTAAGAATGACCCCGTATATTTTGCACAGCAACATGTAAAGATTGTTAGTTTGGATGAAGGTCTTGTTCCTTTCCAACCATATGATTTTCAGCAAAAGTTAATTAGAAATTTCCACGAGAATAGATTTAATATATGTAAGATGCCTCGTCAGACTGGTAAGTCTACAACGTCGGTATCATATCTTTTACATTATGCCGTGTTTAATGATAATGTAAACATTGGCATTCTTGCTAACAAGGCAGCAACTGCCAGAGACTTACTGGGCAGATTGCAGACTGCATATGAAAACTTACCCAAATGGATGCAGCAAGGAATTATATCATGGAATAAAGGTTCACTGGAGTTAGAAAATGGTAGTAAAATCTTGGCAGCTTCCACTAGTGCTAGTGCTGTTCGGGGTATGTCTTTCAACATCCTCTTCTTGGATGAGTTTGCTTTTGTTCCCAATCACATCGCTGATGCTTTCTTTTCTAGTGTTTATCCTACTATTACTTCTGGTAAAACAACTAAAGTCATAATGGTTTCAACCCCTCACGGGATGAACCACTTCTATAGGTATTGGCATGATGCAGAAAGAGGTAAGAATGAATATGTACCAACCGATGTTCATTGGAGTGAAGTACCTGGCAGAGACGATGTATGGAAAGAACAAACAATTGCCAATACATCAGAACAACAATTTAAGATTGAGTTTGAGTGTGAGTTCTTAGGATCTGTTGATACTCTTATTGCTCCTGCTAAATTAAGAGCATTAGTATATCAACAACCAGAAACAACTAGTGCTGGTTTAGATGTATATGTAGAACCACAAAAAAATCATGATTATATAATTTCAGTAGACGTTGCGAGAGGTGTTGGAAAGGATTATTCTGCTTTTGTTGTGATTGATATAACAGAGTTCCCTCACTCTGTAGTTGCAAAGTATAGGAATAATGATATTAAACCTATGCTTTTTCCCAGTATTATTCAAGAAATTGGTCTTAAATATAATAAAGCATTTATTTTATGTGAGGTAAATGATGTAGGAGATCAAGTAGCAGCTATTCTCAATTTTGATTTAGAGTATCCTAATTTATTAATGTGTTCTATGAGGGGAAGGGCAGGACAAGTTGTAGGTCAAGGATTTTCTGGTAAGAAAACTCAACTTGGAGTTAAGATGTCTAAGACAGTTAAGAAAGTAGGTGCTCTTAACTTAAAGACTTTAGTAGAAGAAAATAAACTTCTTTTTTGCGATTATGATATTATGAGTGAATTAACTACATTCATTCAGAAAAGTAATTCATTTGAGGCAGAAGAAGGATGCCATGATGACCTTGCTATGTGTTTAGTCATATATGCATGGTTGGTTGCACAGGATTATTTTAAAGAACTTACTGATCAGGATGTAAGAAAGAGATTATATGATGAACAGAAGAATCAAATAGAACAAGATATGGCTCCATTTGGATTTATGTCTGACGGATTAGATGAGGGTAGTTTTGTAGATGTTGATGGTGATAGATGGAATACTGATGAATATGGTGATCGTTCTTACATGTGGGAGTACATGTAGCAGTGTTCATGCATTGCTCATAGCACTTTTACCCTTCGTAAATGTAGTAAACAATAAATAATTTCTAGATAACTGAGATTCGGAAAAACACATGGCAACTCCACAATTATCTCCTGGAGTACTGATTAGGGAGGTTGACCTAACAGTAGGAAGAGCAGAAAACGTCTTAGATAATATTGGTGCAATTGCTGCTCCTTTTGTTCAAGGACCTGTTAATGAACCAACAGATATTGCCACAGAGCAAGATTTAATAAACGTATTTGGTAAACCACAAGAAGCAGATGCTCAATATGAGTATTGGATGGCAGCATCTTCATACCTCACATATGGTGGAGTATTAAAAGTAGTTAGAGCAGGTGGTGGACTAATATTCGGTAACGCTAACTCTGGTGTTGGTGTTGCTTCCGTCTCCATGATAGGATCAGGAAGAATTGATAATTACGATGATTATATAACAAGTCATTCAGATGCAACTAACTTCTCATATGCTGCTAAGAACCCTGGTTCTTGGGCGAATGGATTAAAAGTTTGCTTTATTGACGACTTTGCAGATCAAACAATTGGTGTTAGCACAGTTAGTCTTGCTGGTGTAGGTGCTACAGTTGGTGCTGCTGTTACTGCTGCGATTGCAGGTTACACAGTTGCTGGTGTTGGTACTGCTAATGCATTCACTGGTTTCCTTAAAGGAATTGTTACTGGTGTTAAAACAGACACTGCTATTGGTGCAAACAGTACTGTAGATGTTAAGATTGTTTGTCGTGTAGAAACAGTAGGTAGTGGATCAACTACTACATTAATCGATTATGCAGAAGGAAATGTAGGTTCTGCATTTACAACTGGATCAGTTGTTTGGTTTAGTGGAGCAACAGGTCTTTCTAATAACCTTGGTGGTTACGGATCGACTTTATCTAATTCAACTCTAAACAGTGGAACGGGTGTTGAAGATTGGTACGATCAACAGAATTTAAATCTTACTAATTCTACAATTAGTTGGAAGTCAGTTGCTGCAAGACCTGTAAGTAGCGGATATGCTAGAGATAGAAATTCAGAAGGTGATGGTCTTCACATTGCAGTTGTAGATGATGATGGAAGAATTACTGGTATTAAGGGTAATCTTCTTGAAAAGTGGACTAATCTTTCTAAAGCAAAAGATGCCATATCTGGCACTAATGCTCCTGAGAAGACATTCTACGAACAGTTTGTTGCGGACAATTCAGCATACATCTATGCAGGTGGTAATCCTGGCGAAACAGATGATACATTCCATAACACTACACCTGTAGCAACTGGATTCTCTACATCTAGTGGTGGTCAAGGAACACCAATACCAACTAATGATGGTACATGGGGTCTTGATGCACAAGGAGTTACCTTTAACGCAATTGGTAACGTTGGTTACAAACTAATCGGTGGTAATGATTATTCTCTTAATACTCAATTAGGTGCAGGAACCACGCATGGTGGATTCAGTGTATCTCTTGGAGATTTGATGACTGCTTATGAAGAGTTTGACAATAAAGACAATGTTGCGGTTGATTACCTCATCATGGGTCCTGGTTGTTCAACTAAAGCAGAATCACAGGCAAAAGCAAACAAACTAATCTCTATCGCAGGAGCGAGAAAGGATTGTGTTGCTACTGTTGGACCACATAGAGCAGATCTTGTTGGTGTTACAAATAGCGATACTCAAACAAATAACCTAATTGATTACTTCAGTGCATTAAGTTCTTCTTCTTACGCAGTATTCGATAGTGGTTATAAGTACACTTATGATAGATTTAATAATAAGTTCCGTTATATTCCATGTAATGGAGACATTGCTGGTCTAATGACTAGAACTGCAATCGAGGCATATCCTTGGTTCTCACCTGCAGGACAACAGCGTGGTATTCTTAATAATGCTGTTAAACTAGCATACAACCCAGATAAAGCACAGAGAGACATTCTTTATCCACAAAGAGTTAACTCTGTTATTACACAATCAGGAACAGGAACACTTCTCTTCGGAGATAAAACTGGACTTGCATATGCTTCTGCCTTTGACAGAATCAATGTTCGTCGCCTATTCCTAACAGTCGAGCAAGCACTTGAAAGTGCAGCAGAGGCTCAACTCTTTGAACTCAACGATGAAATCACACGGGCAAACTTCCGTAATATCGTTGAACCTTATCTTCGTGATGTTCAGGCTAAGAGAGGACTTTATGGATTCCTAGTTATTTGCGATACAACAAATAACACCCCTGATGTCATCGATAATAATGAATTCCGTGCAGACATCTTCCTGAAGCCTACCAAGTCAATCAACTACGTAACACTAACCTTCGTTGCTACCCGTACAGGTATTAGCTTTGAAGAAGTGGCTGGTAGAGTTTAATTTTAATATCTAAATAACAAACAGGAGGAACACTAACAATGGCAGTCAAAAAACTCTCGGATTTTAAATCCCGACTCTTAGGAGGAGGTGCAAGACCCAATTTATTCAATGTAAGAATCCCAGATCTTCCATTCGCAACAAATTGGAATGCGACTACACAAGAAAACTTTGAATTCTTATGTAAAGCATCAAACTTACCTGCTCAAAATATTGCTTCTATTGATGTACCATTTAGAGGTCGTCAATTTAAGGTTGCAGGAGACAGAACAATTGATAATTGGACTGTAACCGTTATTAATGATGAGAACTTTGCCATCAGAAGAGCAATGGAGAAGTGGAGTGAAGGTATTTTAAATCTTGAAAATAACACTGGAGTTACAGACCCCAATAGTTATATGAGGCAAGGTTATGTTCAGCAATTGGGTAGAGGTAGTAAGTCACCTGCAAAAGGAGTGACTACTAACGCCGATGACAGAAAAATTCTAGCAGAATATCAATTCCAAGATATTTGGCCTGTAACTGTTGGTGACATTGCTTTATCATATGAAAGTGGTGATACCATTGAAGAATTCGATGTAGAATTTGCAGTACAATCTATTATTATTAAATATGAGGCAGGTGCTATTACACCTCCAAGAGGATAAACTTGACATAATCTAACTAACTAAATAGAATTAGTTAATTAGACTTCAGTTCTAAATTATGGCAAAATTATTTGGGTTCTCTATTGAGGACGCTGACACATTACCAAAGGATGCCGTTTCCCCCGTACCGCCTAATGATGCGGACGGGGTAGAGCATTATATGAGCAGTGGATTTTTTGGATCCTATGTTGATATAGAAGGTGTATATAGAACAGAGTTTGAATTAATTAAAAGATATCGGGAGATGTCATTACACCCTGAGTGTGATAGTGCTATTGAAGACATTGTTAATGAAGCAATTGTTGCAGATACTCATGATTCTCCTGTTGAAATTGAACTCTCTAATCTTAGAGCTAGTGATGGCATTAAGAATAAAATTAGAGATGAATTTAAATATATCAAAGAATTATTAGATTTTGATGCGAAAGCACATGAAATCTATAGGAATTGGTATATTGATGGCAGACTTTATTACCATAAAGTGATTGATTTAAAAAATCCTCAGAATGGTATTGAAGAGTTACGTTATATCGACGCAATGAAAATGCGTTATGTACGTAAACAAAAGAAGAAAGAAAGTGATAAGTATAAGCAATATGTACCCAAGAGTGATAATCCAGAAGATTTTGAGTTTCCTGAATTAGACGAATTCTTTATTTACAGTCCTAAACAATCCTATCCTGTTGGAAGTCCAGCACAGTTAGGTGGAATGGGTGGAATAAAGATGACGAAAGAATCAGTTGCATATTGTACATCTGGATTGGTAGATAGAAATAAAGG